TACGTCATAGACATCAAAATACTTTTTAAAAATATCTACCCACCAATTTCCATCTTTTACTATCTTATGTGCATTAGTGCCATCAGACAAAATAGTAACTGCATCTTTAGTAGATATATTAAAAAAGCCACCTTTAAGTATCAAAGACTTCAAATGTTCCATAACTGAATCTAAGAAGTTTTCTTCTACATGTTCCATAACATCACAGCAAACAATGTAGTCTGCAGGTTTAGGAGGTGTATCTTTGCCTACTATTCCTGGGTCATACTCACTAACACTAAGATGTTTCTTATGTTTAGTCATAAACACTTTAAACTTACCGTTTGCACATCCGTAGTCTAATATAGTTTTAACACCTAGCTTAGACATTTCAGATTCATATTTAGGTAATTTATCTACACTGTGTCCACCACCCCATGTACTCTTAGTAGCTTCGTGTGTATCAATTAGTGTTTGTTTATACTCAGGGGATAATAAGGTCATAGAAATAAGAGGGCAACCGAAGCTGCCCCCTCTGTTTAGTTATATTATGCCAAGTTGTACTTAGCTGTAACCAACGCTTCTGGACGTAGGATTTTGCGACCGTATAGGTGCATACCACGTACAATGTCAGCGAATGAATCTGGGTCACGATATGTTTCAGTTTTGTTGATCTGCTCTGCAGTTGCAACCGCTGAATCATGTCCCGCAACAATCGCACCGTAGTTAGTGTTCTGGTTTGCTGTACCTGTGGTTGCAGCACCAGTACCAACTGATGGTAGGTTGTTAGAAACGTATACACGGAAACCGTGGAAGTTGTTAAGGACTAGACCGTTTTGTAGACCTGAACCACCGAAGTCTGCATTTAGAAGACGTGAATCTTCGTCACGAAGGACTTCCATCATTACTGGGTCAATTACGAGCCAACGACCTTGTGTGTCCACGTTTTGTGCATCTAACAAACGAGCCATACGTGACACTAGCATTGCTGGTGAAACATAAGCTGTTGGTAGTGCTGTAGCACCTGGTAGACGTGCAGCAACTGGGATTGAGTGATCGTCAGCACCAGATGTAGTGATGTTTCCGAAGTCACCTTTGTTCAGTTTGTTAGCTGCCAAAAGTTCGTCTGAACCTGCAGTTGAGTCAGCTTTAGTACCGTTAACAACATCGTTAACAGTATCAGCATTGTCATGCAGTGCAGATTGTTTATAACCAGTTAGGTAGCCAAGAACGTCTTGGTCATACTGGTCAGCTAGACGATATGCCGCACGATCAGATGCAAGACTTTGGAAGTTTACATGTGAGTGTGCTTCTTCGATATCATCGACTTTGAAGGCAAAGTAGTTAGCTTTGTCAATAGTCAATGAGAAATCGTTATCACTCAAGTCCTGAGTTGCAATAGTAGTACCACGTGTGTACGCAGTTACTGAAATCTCAGGTTCTTTAATGATTTTTACTGAGTCGCCCATTTGAGCGATTTCACCGAAATAATCGGAGTTAGTGATAGCTTCACAGACTGCAGATTTGCGGAAAGCAAGTTGCACCTGTTTGCTGTAAATTACAGGCGAGAAGTTACCGTTTGGTAAGTTTGTGTAGCCTGATGCGCTTGCGAATGCCATTGTCATTCTCCTTTAAGCATACGACAGATGCAAACCTTACAAGTTTTATTCAGAGGCTAATTGTCTATGGGTGCGTATCAAAAAGTATTGGCCTATACTTTAATCAACGGGCCATTCTTATTAGGTAATCCGTAAATACTTAGTAGTTTGCGAATAAGTTAGTGTAAAGTGGCACAGGTAATCCATACAGGGGCTGTACCACTTACGATTGTACATATAGTTATACTTATAAATAACTAGATGTCAATAGGTTTTATCGGGCTGAACCAGATAAATCGTAAACAAATGAGCCTGTACGGATAGCTTCCATAATCTCATCTGAACGTTGTTCATACTCATGTGCTGACATTTTAGCTACTTGTGATTCTGTAATCGCACCTTTTTGTGTGTCGTCTGGACGACTACGACTATCACGAGTTGCTACAGATTTAGCTGCGTCACGTGAAGATGTTGTTGCTTTCTTTTTGCCTATGCCTTTGTCTGCCTTATACAGATCAATGGCACGTGCTGCTGAACGAGCATCATTATTATTTTCATATAATGCATCTTGTACCCATTTAGGTTGTTCATCAGCCCATTCATGAAAGTCATCACTGTCACGAATGTCATCGAAGTCTGGATGCATACGCATTAATTCAGCTTCAGCTTTTTCACGTGCTGCGTTCTCACGCATTTCATCTACTGCTTTTACACGTGTTTCAAGCTCTGCTGCTTGTTCTTGTGCTTTTTTGATTGCAATTGTTTCTACAATCTTAGCTACATCTGGATACTTTTTCATCCACGCATCTAATTGTTCATCAGATGTAGGTAGCTTCATTTCTTTACGAGTAGCTTCAGTTAACTGTGTTTCAAGTTTACTAAACTTGTCTGACCACTCTTGTTCTTTTTGTTGCATATGGCGGCGTAGATCACCATAGCGTTTCTTAAAAGATTTTTCTTCAGCACCTGCAGGTTCAGTTTCAACCTCTTGTGTCTCACCCTTTTGTTCTGCAAGTAACTGTTCTAGTTCTTCTTCTTCTTTTTTAATACGATCTTCGTTTTTATATTTTTTATTTATAAAAGCAGATTTAGTTTCTACTTCTTGAACCATTGGTTCTGCCATTTTAAGTTTCCTTTACTGGGGCCACCGTAGCCGTATTGTTGGGTAGGGGGATGGGTAGCCAGTCTAATCTAGGAGTTTATCGTGTTCCTAGCCCACGGCGTTTTGGCTTAATAACTGCTTGTGTCTTACGACCTAAATCAGCTAATGCCATATCAGCTCCTAGAACTTTACCAAGAACTAAACCTTGTTGTGTACCACGCATAGCACGTATTACATCTTTTTCATCATCAGATAGTTTATTGTATCGCATACCTACTTGAGCTAGATATTCTTTATACGTTTGTTCTGCCATTTACTTACCAATCTTTTCTTTTAGAACACCAGCAACATAAACTACTGGGTGTACAATCTTACACCAGATATTACCAATAATATCATCTTTAGCTTTACCCTTAGTTAAAATGTGACGTAAATGTTGTGTTCTGTGTTTTGCAAGTGAAGCACCCAACTGAGTAAGTACTTTATTTTTTCTCATACCTTTAACGTATGGTTGGAATAACCAATGATAACCTGTTTGGTGATAAGGTGTCAAGTGCTTTTTGTGATATACGTCCCAAACTTTCATAGCATGTTGCCAATCAGCAAGCTGTGTTTGACGATACATTTCAGTACAAACGATTTTATCGCTTCCACCACCATCGTTGCCTCCATCATTTTTATTACTAGAGGCAGGTTTTGGTGCAGGTTTTGGTGCAGGTTTTGGTGCAGGTTTTGCTGTACCTTCGTTTGCACGAGCACTGTCTCGTTCAGCTACCAGATCGTTTAACTCAGATGTCCATTCACCGCCTGAGTCTTTAAGTGCTTTGTTAATATCATTTTGAATAGCAGTTTCAGTACGACCTGATGATGCAACATTTTTATCTTTACTGCTAGATGATGTAGATGGTGCAGGACTATCGTTTTTATCTTTACTCTTACTACTATCTGTAACTTTAACTGGTTTAAAAAAACCTTGTGACTCAGCACGACCTTCATTGATAGCTGTCTGTATACTACCACCATACTTATCAGCTTGTTCCATATCATATTTAGACAAGCCTAATCCTGCACCAACAGCGGGATCAAAGCCACTCGCAGCATACTTATCTTGCTTGTCACGTAAGCGATTTACAGATACGTAATGATCTACGACTGCTGTATTGCCTGAGTCTACAGCACTATCAAAGGCTTTTTGTTCTGCAGCAGACAATGTGTTTGTAGTTGCAGGGCCAGCCAGTGCAGAGTCAGCGGGATTGTATTTACCTTTAGATACGGGTTCTACTTTAGCTTTTTGAGTTTCTGCAGCAGCTTCTTTAGCAGTTTGTGTAGTATATGTTTGACCGTCAAACTCAAATGTAGTAGCACCTAATTTACGATTACGTGCAAATGCTTCATCAAATGTTTCTTCTTTTTGAATGACATCACCAAATTCATCATACGTAACATCTGCT